CCGGCTCGTCGGATGCTTGAGAGACACCACACACTAGTGAAAACCATGATCGCCAAATACACCAAGTTGAAAAGTAGTACTGACTCCAGAGACCGTGAGCGGGGATTGCTGCGTTAGCACGGCGCAGGCCCGGGCCGCTGGTCTGGATCACTATTCCAGCCCCAGAACTTACCTCGCGGATCAATCAAGGATACTGATTCAGCTGTCAGCCTGATTCGTAAACGTAACCCAGGACTACTGCGCATGATCTATGGTGACGCCATGGAGGCGTTGAGCAGCTGTGTACGTGGCATGCTGATCCCATCCAAAGGAAAAATGCTGTATGCCGCTGACTATGATCAGATTGAAGCACGCATCACCCCTTGGCTTGCAGGTCAAGACGACGCATTGGAAGTGTTCAGACGGGGTGAAGACATCTACATGTTTACCGCTGCCGAGAAAGTTTACAACAAACCGGTAGAATCGATCACAAAGGACGAACGTTTCGTTGGTAAGACAGCAACACTATCCCTTGGATTCGGAGGTGGTGCTAAGGCTTTCTTGGGTATGGCAGCAAACTATGGCGTTGAGAACATCACCGAAGCACAGGCTGAACATGTGAAGCAGAAATACCGTCGAGCCAACCCGAAAATAGTTCAGATGTGGCGTAACTGTGAAAAGGCGGTTAAATATGCCCTGAACAACCCTGGCCATGTTGTTTCAGTCAGAAACAAACTTCACTATTTTTTCGAAGGCAAGTGGCTTTGGTGCAAGTTACCATCAGGCCGGAAACTCGCTTACTACAAACCCAGGCTTCAACAAGGAAAGTATGGAATGGATGTCACCTATATGGGGCGTGACATTGACAACAATAACAAATACAGCAGGATCAAAGGCTACGGCGGTAAGTTCTTCCAGAACGGAGTACAAGGTATTGCAGCCGATATCTTGCGCCATGGGATGGTTAATGTGGCAAGAAGTGCATTCGACATGCTGTTGTCTGTTCATGATGAAGTTATTGCCGAAGCAGATCCACACCACACCGTTGACGAACTGGTTGCATTGATGACAGACGTTCCAGTGTGGGCAGAAGGGTTACCAATTACAGCAGACGGTTTTAAAGCTGAGAGGTACAGGAAATGATGAGTTACGATTTTGAAACATTTTACAGGAATGAAATTGAACATAGAGATTCAACCATCAACACAGAAGACCCAAAAGAAGTGGCAAAAGCTGTTTATCTTGCTTTGAACGCAGGTGAGTGTGAAGTGTGTAATTCACTCGACACTGAATGTAAGTACTGCGGTGAAAAGCTACGTTGTCCGGAGTGCGGCTCATGAAAACAATGTTTGAATTGATGAGTGGCCCTTTTGAACCGAATTCACGTGTTAAGAAATTAGAGCGGATAAAGCAAAAGTGCTACCCAGATACTTACAAGTTAGAACCGTACCCAAACGGTACGTGGGGAATCAAAGGTGAGACAGAAACCGGGTCATTTCACCATATGGGTGGCGACCTGGAAAACTTAATCGATAAAGTCATAGGTGAAATTGATGCGTGAGTCAGTGGTTGAAAAAGCTGTGGTACAGCATGCCAAAAAACTTGGATGGCTGACTATTAAAATGAATGGTCACGGTAGCAACGGAAAACCAGACCATATGTTTTTGAAAAAGGGCTTTTCTGTTTTTGTTGAGTTCAAAAGACTCGGTGAAAAACCCCGGAAACTACAAGAGTTGTGGGCAAAGAAAATAGAAAAAGCCGGTGGCTTTCATTTTATTATCGATAGCATTGGGCTTGGTAAGTTGATATTTTCTGAACTGACAGAGGAGATGAATAAGCATGGCTAAAGCACTTGGCTATGACGATCTTCACGGTTACCAGATTCGTAATGCCAACTTAATCTGGGATGAACCAAACATTGGTTTATTCATGCGCATGGGAATGGGTAAGACAGCCACAGTGCTGACGGGTTTGGATAGGCTGTTGAAATACTGTATGGTGAATCATGTACTCATCATCGCACCCAAGCGTGTTGCATTCCACACATGGCCAGAAGAGTTGGATAAGTGGTCGCATGTCGATGTTTCATTCACTCAAATTAAAGGGACACCAGAACAACGTTGGCGGGCATTAACAGAGCCATCTCCATTGAAAATAATAAACAGAGATTTGGTTAAGTGGCTAGTTGATTATTACGGGATCACACATTGGCCTTTCGACATGGTGATCATTGATGAATCCAGTTCGTTTAAAAACCATGCCAGTAATAGGTTCAAATCTTTGAAAAGAGTTTTGAAGAAGATCACACGTATGGTCATTATGACTGGCACCCCATCACCCAATGGGTTAATCGATTTATGGTCACAAGTGTATTTACTGGACGAAGGTCGCCGATTGGGTACAGGCATCACGAAATACCGCAATAGGTTTTTCCAAAAAAGCTGGGACGGCTTTTCATATAAACTTAGACCTGGGTGTGATGTGGACATTCAAAACGCCATCGGTGATATCTGTGTAACCCTGACACCCGATGAAGAAGTCACACTTCCAGAATACACCGAGAACATCATTCGAGTAACGCTGCCGCCAAAGGCACGCAAAATGTATGATGAATTAGAGAAAGAGTTTGTCGTTGAGATTGACCAGTACTTTGAGGATCTGAGTACTGCAAAGAAAAACCTCCGTGCCTTTGTATCTGCATATGATAACCCGGCCATTTCTATCGAACAGGATGAGGAGTACCAGCGCCTGCAGAATGCACTTGATGGTGTCATCGCTGCTTGTAACGCAGGCGTTCTGGCCAACAAACTCATCCAGATGGCTTCCGGCTCTGTCTACTACCAATCAGACGATGGAGAGCGATACACTGAGGATATTCACAATGCCAAGCTGGACGCTTTGGATGAAATCATTGAAGGTGCAGCAGGTGAGCCAGTCCTGATTGGTTACAGTTATAAGCATGAACGCGCACGGATCATGAAACGATTCAAACATGCCGTGCCACTGGATGACAATCCCGCTACCATTGATAAATGGAACCGCGGTGAGATTCAACAGTTGATCATGCACCCGGCATCCGGTGGGCATGGTCTCAACCTTCAGAAAGGTGGATCAATATTCGTTTGGTTCAGCCTACCATGGTCACTGGAACTGTATGAACAGTTTAATGCCAGGTTGCACAGACAAGGCCAGAAGAACCCCGTTATCGGCCACCACATCGTTGCTGACAAAACAGCAGACGATACCGTACTCAATGCCCTTCGTGGCAAAGAAGTAACTCAGAACAACTTAATGGAGGCGCTGCGGCGTGATATTCAAGATGAGTGAGTCAAATCAAAAAGCATACTGTCCAAAATGCGACGGTATCAGAGATTGCTTCATGGAGGCAAAACTATCGAGCGAAATTGAACACGTCAATATTGAGTACGCTTGTATGAAATGTAATCACATTTGGGAAGTTGAATATGCCAACTCTGGGGTGAGCAACGGCAAAATTGCAATAGCTCATCTGAAGGAAGAGGCAAATAGTTTAGGACTCGAAGTCATCTCTAAATCGATGATTGAAATCCCAAGTCAAGAAAAACACCCTGTGAGTGATATAGATTCAACTTGTCAGGAGTACTACAAAGAAACATTCGGAGTAACTGATCAAATTGAAAAACAGGAAGACAACACGGAAGCCATGCTGGTTGATTTAGAGACAGCTATAGGCAAGCTTCCTGAAGGTTTTGAATCTTTACGACGTCAAGTCGGTGGAAGCCATTACAAAGGGTTCAAAATTCAACCGGTTCAGTTCTGCATGGATAATAAACTGGATGCATGCCAGTCAGCAGTGATTAAGTATGTGTGTCGGTTCCGGGATAAAGGCGGTGTTGAGGATCTGCGAAAGGCCAAACACTACATTGATATGTTGATTGAACGGGAGATAAATTGTGAATAGTTCAGGAGGTTTTCAATGAAAGCAATCATATTTATGTTTGGAATACTAATAGGGTTATTTATTGAAATTACGAATTCCAATGGCCACGATAGATCTTATGGTTTTTTATCGGCGATAGCTTTGTTTACACTGATAATTCTATTGTACATGGATCGAGAGGACAGTTAACTGCATTGATATGTTTATTGAACGAGAGATGAACAATGAAGCGTAATGACTTAGATAGGGCTTATGAGGCTATGGTTTTAGGCTCGAGGTTAGTTGCCTTGTTAGTGGTTATAGGGGTAGCAATAGACGCCTACAACTATTATTTTAATTAAACAGGAGCGAAGCAGTGACTGAAACATTGTTAAGTATAAAAGCATTCGCGAAACTTGGTATGTATACCGAGTCTGCCATTTATACTAAGATACATCGAGGCATCTGGCGTGATGGCCATGAGTATGTCGAGGCACCCGATGGCAGGAAATTCATTATTAAAGAAGGCGTTTATAGATGGGTAAGATCAGAGAAAAGTTCGCGTACACAGAAGCGCGTGGCGACAACATCCGAATCAACTTCCGTTTTGAAGGCAAACTTTACCGCCCGTGTTTAGACATGCTGCCGACGCCGAAAAACCTTCAGTATGCCTCTAACTTGGCAATTGAAATACGCCAAAAAATAAAAGCAAATGTGTTCCACATGGCTGATTATTTCCCAGAGCTGTGTGAAAAACTGGTGATCCCGACTTTCCACCAAATGTGTATTCAATGGCTTGGTACGAAACACTATCTTGCTGACAGCACAGTAAGGGGTTACAGGAAAATACTCAACACTCACTGGTTGCCCTATTTCGCGGGAGTCAGCATCAACACCATAACCTTTGGCCAATTATCACAACGCCTGGCTGAAGCTGATTTTGAAAGTGAGAAAACATATAACAACTGTGTCACACCTATCCGTGGCGTTTTCGGACTGGCATTAGAAGATGGACACATTCAAAGAGACCCAACCCTAAAGATTGACAGTCTGAAGGTTCAAGAGAAGATACCAGACCCATTGGAAGTGGATGAAATTCCGATTGTATTGGACGGCATTAGAAAAGCTTGGAAAGCTTATTTCATTCTTGCCATTTACACCGGTATGAGAACCAACGAATTAATCGAACTGAAGTGGTCTGACATCGACTTCAGGCGAAATGAAATTGCAATCACCAGAGCCAAAGTGTCGGGTAAAGTTAAAGCATTGAAAAACAAAAAGGCTAGAACCATTCAAATGAATTCAATGGTCAAGTCTGCATTACAAAAACAAAAGGCCGAAACCTATATGGCTGGTGAATATGTGTTGATCAACCCCAACACAAATCAACCTATCTACAACGATAAGCCACCAAGAATGGAGTGGACTCGAGCTTTGAAACTAAAAGGCATCAGACATCGTTCCTGCTATCAAACACGCAGCACAAGCGTCTGTATGCAACTTACGGCAGGTTTATCACCGTACCACGTTTCAGAGCATCACGGTCACAGCATCCAGGTCATGATGAAGAACTATGCCAAGTGGATGAAATCAGACAAAGAACTGAATAAACTTGAACAATTTTTACAGGAGAATAAAGCATGATGTTCCCATTTTGTTCCCAAGAAAAAACCCGACACCTATCAAATGACAGTATATCGGGCTTTGCGTTGGTGGAGGCGGCGGGAATCGAACCCGCGTCCGCAAGCTCTCCGCTTGTGGTTCTACATGCTTAGTTTTGTCCTTTTATCTTATGCTGGCAGCTCCGACAAACAGGATCAGACAGCACCAGCCCGGATGTGATTTAACCGATGGCGTCCAGACAGCACCATCAGCGATCTTGCTGGTTATGACGGCTAGTTCAGGTACGCAAGCTTACCTGAGTAACCGTTAGCATTAAGCTGCTAAAGCGTAGTTATCGTCGTTTGCAACTATAACTTTTGAATTGCTTTTTACGAGGTGGAATTCACCCTCGGCATGCTCCATCAAGTTTTGTAACCCACGTCGAAGCCAGGTCGCCCCCGCTGTTGGGCCCATTTCTTGGGGATCGGATATTGTATAAGACAATGAAATCTATAACAAGTTGCATATTGACTCAGGCGCCGCAATTCATATAATCGCTCTTTATGGTTCTTGAGAAGTCACATACATTCATTCTATTAGCGGTATTGAGCCTGATCAGCAGTATCAGCCATGCAGCCGATGAGCATCACGCAGATGAAGTGTGCGAAGTATGTGTTGTTCTCTCTTCACATGACGATGATGTGGTCACAACACCCAAAACGATCCACGGCATTGAAGAACAACCACCCCTCAAACATAGCCAAGCCACTGCTACATCTAAAGACTGTGACAGTATCCTTGATGCCTATGCCATTCGTGGACCACCACTTTCTCTCTAATTTTCAAACTTTTTTAGAAAACAAGCCTGTTCGCGTGCGTGACGCCGTGAACTTTACTGAGTGATATTTAAGGATACAACTAAACATGAAAAGATTAGCTTTATACAGCGCGCTGATGTGCAGTCTATCGGCGATGGCTGAAACCACTACTTTGAGTGGACAAATAAACGACAGCAAAGGCGACCCCGTTGCCAATGCTTTGATTCGTTTTCTCGATACCGACCAAACTGTTCGAACAGATGCCAATGGTCGTTTCGAATTGAATAATGTGGAAACAGGCAACTATGAAGTGGATGTGGAAATTTCCGCACAAGACCATTTCATTACCACCATCAATCATGATGGCAGCCCAATCACCATCAATACTGGAGAAATCAGTCTTGATAACCTGGTAGTGAGCTCTAATCCGCTTGAGCACAATGCATTGCAGATGACGACACCAGTCAGCATCATCGGCGAAGACGACCTGGTGCTGGACCGTGGTCTCAATATCAACGAAACGCTGGAACGCCTGCCTGGCGTAAACTCAGCAGGATTCGGTGTGGCTGCCGGTCAACCTGTGATTCGTGGTCAGCAAGGCAACCGCGTCACCATACTGAACAACAACATCCTGGTGCAGGACGCAGCCAATGTGAGCCCGGATCACTGGATTACGGCTGAGCCTTTACTGGCTAAGCGCATCGAAGTCTTGAAAGGCCCGGCTACCCTGCTTTACGGTGGTCAAGCTGTTGGTGGTTTGGTTAATGTCATCGACAACACCATTCCAACCGAAAAGCCTGAAAATGGTATCGACGGCGGTTTTGAATTCCGTGTTTCTGATGACACTCTTGATGCCCGTTCAGGCGTGGGTGCTTTGGATTTTTCTCTGACAGACAGCTTAGTGGCGCACGTAGACTACTACAGATCAGAAACCAACAGCTACGAAATTCCTGGCTTTGCTGAATCAGCACGTCTGCGAGCCGCTGAAGAGGCTGAAGGTGAAGAGCACGGTGAAGAGGAAGAAGAAGCATTTGGCGTTTTAGAGAACTCCGATTTGGAGTCTGAGGCTTATAGCTTTGGTATTTCACACATCACTGATGCCGGATACTGGGGCGTTTCCTATCAGGAATTCGATCGCAACTATGGTATTCCCGGCCACGGTCATGAAGAAGAACATGGCGAAGAAGAGGAAGGTCATGATGAAGAGGAGCATGAAGAGGAAGAA